GACCTCGCCCTTCTTGACAGCACCAGGCTGAGACATATCCGGCATATAAGTGGAAATCACGCTCGTGCCGGTAGGGGAAATGCCGTGGAAGCCATCAAGGCCGATGCTAACAGCGTAAATGCTGGAAGTGCCAGCAGCAGTGGTAGACGCGGCGGAAGTGCCAATAACATCGACAGAAGAAGTGCCATTATAGTACTTGCCCATGTCGAACATCGGGATGCCAGCGAACGTTTCAACAACACGGCCAAAATCGTCCTTCGTGCGCTCATAGTAGCCGACTCTACGAGCAGCAGCGCGAGCTTTGAGCAGCATTTCGCCATTCATCAGCAGCATGGTCGCGTCGCCATCAAGCGCGTGAACAAGCTGGTCAAGCTGATCGACAAACGCATTAGCGTTGCTGGTCACCTTCGCGGAATCGGACAGATCGATATCCGTCGTAAATTCGTTCGACGTGCCATTGAGCAGCTTTTTCAGGCCATCAAAAGTATTTGTGACATAGCCAGCGCCGGAAGCAGCGGACGTGCCGTTAATAACAAGATTATGGAAATAGTTGCTCGTCGCCTTGATTTTCTGCTGGGCCTGGAAAGCAAGCTCGTCAATCGCGCCGGAAGTCTCCTGAAGCACACGGTCAACTTCGAAAGAACCGCCCATGATGACGGCCTTTGCGGTCTTTTCCTCACGCTTTGCTTCACCGGCGGTGTACTCGCTGCCGATGGTTCGAACAGAAGCCGTGCTCGGGGTTTTAAGCTGGATATAACCATAAGTCAGCGTAGAACCGCCAGTGCCCGGAGAAATCGCGTTATCAAACACGAGATTATCAAGCAGGAGGGAAGAACGTCTAAATTCGTCAACCACCATCTGATCAACGCGGTCAGCCATGCCAACCTTTGCTTCTTCAAGAGTAATAGCCATAAATTATTTATTCCTTTCGATCATATTTTTCGCGCAGAGCGTCTGCCAGCGTTTTCGGCGCATTCTTCGCGCCGTTGTTCGCGGGAGGGTTATCAACCTTCGCGCCGGTCGCAGTTTCAGTCACGATGAAATCAGCCCATTCGGTCTTGACGTTTTTAGACAGAGTGTCAACATCTTTGATATTTCCTTGCTCGTCAAGCTCCACACCGTCAACGTCCGAAACTTTCAGGACGCTATCAAGCCGCTTTTCGGAAATGCCTGCGTCTTTTAGCATTTTTCGATAAGCCGCCAGCTTCGCGCCATGCGTTTCCTTCGCGGTCTGCGCGTTCTTGTAACTTTCAAAATCTTCTTTCAGCGCATCATACTTCACCTTGTAGCTATCCTTGCCGTTTGCTTCAAGCTGTTTCTCGGTTTCATCCAGCTTTTTCTGAACGTCCGGCAGCTTATCCGCATCAGCCTTGTAGCCGTCGCGCTGCTCCTTTAGCGCGTCAACGGTTTCTGTGTGCGCTTCAATAATCTGGTCAATTTTTTCATCTTCAATGCCCATTGCTTTGAGCATCTTTCTGGTCAAACTCATCTTGCAGTAACCTCCATTTACTTCGGCGGCATTGCCCTGCCGTTAAATTACTGTTTGTTTATCTTATTATACAGCCTGTAATATTTTTTGTCAAATGGTAGCTGTCATGCGTTTCTCATGCTTTCTTCCAGCAGACGCTTGTACTCGTCTGTGTGCTCAGTCGCAGCGCGTCTAAGCATATGATTCGCTTTTTGCTTTCGCGTTCCGTTCTCGACGAAAATCCCATAATTTACATTTGTGCCAACGTAAGCGGCGGGTTCTTCATTATCGACAGCGTGTGTCATGCTATTTCGAAGGCGGCCGGTTCTGACAGGCGTATTGTCTTTCGCATACGTTTCCGCTTTCATACCAATTGCTTCAAACCCGCGGGCAAGCGCCTTTTTCATTGCGAAAAGCACCTCTTCGCTGTTGTCCTCGAAGATAACGCTGCTCATCGTCTACCAACCTTTCTAAAGCCGATAATTTCATATCCCAGACTGCAACGGCAGTTATATACATTCGCGCCGCTTGCATTCGGGTCACCAGGAAACATGATTTCGCCAATAAAATTTACAAACGGTTCATCCTGTTTGGCTAGAGCGCCATCTAGTTCCGCGTGCCACTCTCGGGTGCGATTGTCTTTTGTTGCAATCCATCTCTTTTGTGCTTCGATCCCATCATCATTCGCACGTTTGAGCATATCCATCCGGCCTTTATTCTCCGCTCCCGTGACCATTGTTCTCGCGTTTCTGATAGCCGATTCAGCGTTCATATGCTCGACCTTTTGCAGCCGATTGGCAATCTCCGGCATACTTTCACCCTGCAAAATCCCTTGCAGCACCTCAGAATTCATTTTTTTGGTATTCCATCGCTTGTCTTTGGCGACATCCAATTTTCTCGTCGGCAAAAGTGATTTATCGGATTTGATAAGATTTGCAACCGTGCCAGCGTCAACAAGTTCAAACGTATATTTCGGCACTTCGCGCGCGATTTGGTTGCCGAAAAAGTTGTAGTTGGTAGCGTAAGTTTTTGGAAGTTCACCATTGATGTAAGCAACCGCCATTTCGTTTACCTGTGACAGCTCTTTCGCAGTGCGTTCAACCATTCGCTTGTAATTGTCGTTCATCAAGGTCTGCTCTCGCTGTGCAGACGCGAGCGCCTTTCCGGCTTTTTTGATTGCATCTTTATCGCCTGATTTTTTAGCCGCGTCATACGCATCCTGCAAAGGCTTGATTTTTTCAGCTGATTCCGACATATATTTATTCCAAGACTTTTGCACTTCAACGTGTGCGCGCGAGTAGATACCACGGAGCTTGCGCTCCATGGCATCTAACTGTTTATCCGTTTTCCTATGCGCGTAATCTGGCATTTATTTCACGCCCATTCTTCGTCGGTGTATATATGCATCAATGTTCCAGCGCGGCCGCGTGCGCCCGGCGTGGTAATTGGCCGTGTTGCAAGCAATAAATTCCATATTCCGTCGCCTCCTTATTCGATTGGTTCGTCGAGCGTTACAATGAGATTTGCCCCTTTGCCTTTGGCCGACACTCTGAAGTAAGCAGCGCCCTGCGGGGGCGCGACATTGATATCCGTAGTAAACGCCACTGCTGCGTTTGGGTCGTCAATTTTTGTCGGGTAATATATGCTTTTCCCAAGATGGTCATAGCTTAATACACTACCCTTCAACGAGAAATCAGCCTTGTACCATGCAATGCGAGAACCGTATTCGTTCCATTTGATACCATCGCCGCCGATACGATATGTATGGCTTGCACCGCCATTGAACGGTATAAACCCTGTGGTTACAAAGCTGGGGTTGTCGGAAATCACGCCGCTGGAGCTGAGCATTTTGCCGTCCGTATACGGAGCAGACGCCCCCGAACTGTCCACTGCCGTAGGCACGAGATTGTGATAAGATACCTCCTTTGTAGCCTTTGCGGTAATCACGACATCGCCCGTAACCGCCGCTATGCTGATGACGCCCGTGTCGGCGTTGTAAGCCGTGGCCGTAATATCCGTGCCGCCCATTGTGACGGTGACACTGCTCATGTTGTACCCGCCTGCCGCCGTGATAGTGGCACTGTATGCAGTTCCATCCTCTGCGGCTACCGCCTCGTTGCTGGTGGTGACGTTGGTCAGGGCGTTGGTTATGCTGTGATAAACCGTCGCGGCATAGCCGATTGTGCGATCAATGCCCGCGCCATAGCAAAAGGAGTACAAGACCTGCTCTGAGGGATTTATGACATTGACATTGAAAGCCGTGTCTTTTCCCGTTCCCGCTGTCTTGTCATACGGGGCAGGATCCCCAAAGGATATTCCGTTCATGGTGACGACCCCGCTGTTGTTTCGGTAGAAGCATGCGTTTGGTGTACACATACGCCATGCGTCAAACTCCGCTCCCTGTCCGTTTGCAACGCTGTGCAGTTTTCCGTACTGGTAACAGTGGTTATGCCCATGAACGTTCATGACAAACTTCGCGGCATTGTGCCCGCTGAAATTAACCGTCACGCCGTTCTGCGTGGTGCTTTCCCCCGCGACATAAGCTTTGACGATGTTCCCTGCCGGATATGCGCCGCCCAAGTCCAGTGGGTAGTGTCCGAGAACTATAATTCCCCATTGAGCCGCATCTGCCTTGCTGCCGACGGCGTGAAGTGTCTGGGCGAACCACAGCAGCTGCTCTGGAGAGCAACAGTATGCAGCGCTCTCGCCGCTCACTGTCTCGCCCTCGCAGGTGTTCAGGCAGATAACACGTAGTTTTTTATCCGGGAAGTCACGATAGCAGTATCCATACTCTTCACTGCCATACACAGCACCTTCGTTGTACTTCCAGATATTGTTTTTCAGAAATTCCGCTCCGACGAGCGTGCTGTATTCGCCGGTATCATGGTTTCCTACCGTCCGAAATTGAGGAATACCCTTGTACGCCTCGTCAAGCCATCCGTTGATTTGGTCAAACTGCTGCTGCATCAGCTTGATCGTAGTTTTGGCATTGCCAAAAGTCACATCGCCAAGCATGACCGCGAAGTCAATCTGCGGAAGGCTATAAGATAGCACCTTAAGCGCTTGGCAAGCGTGCAGGTTGCCTGCGTTGATGTTCGTCTGCCAGTTGTCTACCTGCGGCCCCGTGTGGTGGAAGTCGGAGATTGCAAGAAACACAATGCTGTCATCCTGCAACACCGCCTTAACCTTTTCCGCCACCGTCAGCGCCTCCGCCTTTACATATCGGGGGATGTCGGCGTGGACGATCTGGTCGCCGGTCGTAATGCCTCTCACAGCGCTGCCCATCTGCGCGACTTTGTATTTCGTTGCAGTGCCGTTTTTCGCGCGGATGGCGGCGGCGATGTCCTGTACGGCGGTTTCTTCGTAGAGCTTTTTCATCTCAATAGCTCACCTCCGTGCCATCAGGCAGGGCGGCTATGACGCTGTTGACAATCTCCTGCTTATCAGCTGCCGTCCAATAGTCCGTGCCTCTGACAGGGGTCTTGCCGGTCTTGCCGGGGTCACCCTTTGCGCCGTCCTCGACCGTGGCAATGGCTGCGCCGTCCACGCTGATTGTCGTTGTCTTGCCGGACTTAGTGGCCGTTACCACCGGGCTGTGGCCGTCTTTGCCGGGCACGCCAGCAGGGCCGGTTGCACCAGCAGCCCCCGGTTTGCCATCGGTGCCGTCTTTGCCCGGTGCTCCGGTTGCTCCGCGCGATGGCTTGCCTGTATCGGTGCTGCCAACGTACCAATTGCCATTGTCACCGATGTGCGGCGTAACGCCGTCCGCACCAGCAGCCCCCGGTTTGCCATCCGCACCCTTGAGGTCTGCCACGGCGATAAGGTTTGTCCACGTGCTGCCGCCGTCCGTGCTGTACTGGATGTAGCCGTCCGCAACGCGAAAGTCCATGCTTCCCGCGCCGCCTGTCCGTGCCACCTCATTGATAGCAGCCACCAGCGTGTCCTTTGCCTCGGTCGTCAGGTCGGCAAGATCACCAATCTGCTTTTGCAGGTCATCCAAAGTTTTCTGGTCTACAGGTGTAAACACATAGTCCGACGGCTTGTTACGCCTATTGACTTCAAAAGTCTTTTCGATTTTTGTATAGCCATCATCTGGATTCCCAGACCACGCAAAAACAACCAACGGGGAGCAGGATTGCAAAAGCCTATCCGGGATGATTGCAAAACCGCCAGACACATCAACGTCAATCGTGCGCCCATAAAACCGATTCTGATAATGCACCTGTTTGATGGTTTCATCATCAACTACGACTTTGCGGCTCGTGTCCCACTGATACAGTTCGCCGCGACCGTCCGCAAGTTTAATCGTTGCCATCATCGCTCACCTCGTCTTCTTCGCTTTCCGGTGCAAATCTCTCGGTTTCCTCATTACGCTTGCGCTTGATAATCTCGTCAATCTGCTCGCCGAGGCCGAGAATAAAGCAAAGTTGCTCTGTAACAGTTTCATCATCGAGATATTCAGCCGCGGATAAAATCATGTTGATTTCTTCGCTTTGGTTAATGATTTTCGAGCGTTTGAAGCTAACCTCGTCTTCGATTCCGGCGATTGCAAGAATCTTTTGCACAAAATCAATCACGCAATATTCGTACATGTCCGCCTTGCTGTCAAGCGGCTGGTAAGCTGCGCGAATTTCAGTTGCCGTTTTCGCCGCAGATGACAAATCGGCAACATTTAGGCACTGAAAATCTTCGTACAGCCTTGTTTTGATTGTGGAAATCGCCGTGTCGGAAGCCTGGAACGGTGTTTCAACCGTGTGTGCTTCAACCTTTGCCCCGCCGCTCCCGTCACCATCAACGTGGGCGACGTGAACGGTTTTCATGCGCTCGATGAATTTTTGATCGTCCTCGTCGTCCATCCCGCCGCAGTTTGTGATTGCCCAGTAAATGTAATTTCCCTCGTCCACATTGTTGACAAGGTTACTATTCAGCAGGTCAAAGGCATCAAGCGTTCCCTGCCGTCCAACAAGCTCTGACTGCTTTTTGTCGTTACCATAAAGCGGGACAATCGGGAACGCCGGATAATTATCGCCTTCAAACACTTCGGTGTTGTCCGCAGCGTCCTTCGCATCTCCACGACGTTTAATGATATAAGGTCGCTTCCCACCATCATCGGCGGATTTAATTTCCGCTCCATTCTGCGCGACGTAATCCGTGTATCCATCGATTTCATACAGTGTCGCTCTGAGCGGCTTATCTTCCGCCACCTGCCACCAGCGGATACCAGCTTTCAACGCGCCGTCCATTTCGTCATACAGCGGCACAAATTCTGTCAGCGAGAACACATCCAAATGGTCATAATTCCAAAAGCCGAAAGACACGCCACCGATAAGCGCCTCTTTCCCCGCCTTTTGCAACTGGCTATCAAATTCATAGCGATTGCTATGAATTTCTTTCTCTCCGCCAGAAAGCCGCTGCTTCGTGTCGCTCTTGCCAAACATCGCGCCATTGCCAAGAAGATACTGGTTTTCCTGTGTTACCGCGAAATTAAAAAAGTTTGATGCAATCTTGTGATTCGCGCTCCATGCATCTGCGTGAGCCTTGCCCCGAAGATCATAAAGCACCTTCTGATAATGCATGATTTTCGGGTTCAATCCGCGATAGTATTGCTCTGCCAGCGATGCAGTTTTATACGCAAAGCTGCTTTTGTGCTCCCCGATCGCCCCCAAAATGAAGCCCATCCGCGCCGCTTCATTATTGCCGAGCGCGGTCAAGTCCTGATACGTCTTTATGTTTACCACCCCGTTAACTCAAAATGGATTGATATTTTTCTACCGTGCTGTTCTTTCTCCACAGCCGCCGCACCTGACTTGCCACGCTGTCGGGCGCATCATCGTGCTCCGCGTTCTCGTTGTAATCGCAAATCTGGTCGATAAATTCTTTATCAGTCCCGCTGACGAAATAAACGTTGTTCCATTCAGCTTTCAGATACGACGTGATTTTCAAAAACTTATTCATGTTTTCATGATAAGTTACCGCTCGTTCACCACGCTTGCGCAGTTCTTTCGCCAAATATCCTTTATCGCCATTATCTTCGCAGTAGATTTTACCAGCATTAAAACTTTTCCGCAAGGCCTGTATCTCGTCGAGACAGTCATCCACGTGTTTACGCCACAAGCGCCCGTAAAAATAGTAATTGCCATCGCGCTTTGACACGATGGTAAATGCGGTATAATCCTCTCCGCCGTATGCAGCATCGATGTGGCAATCCCCCTGTTCAACCAGCGCGGGGTCACAATCAGTGCGCGGGTTGTCAAAGATAACATCCTCCGAGGCAATGTGACGAAGCTCATAGTTTGCCGCAAAGAGTGAAGCGGTCATTTTTTCTCGGATTTCCGCTATTTCCGCGTCGGTCATCAAACCAGTGGAATAGCAGTCATATTTCTCCGGGTTTGGCATTAGCGAAAATGCATCGGACTGATGCCAAGGCGTGCCAGTGTTGAATATTCTCCCGCCACGGTTGATGATGTTCCGCAGTTCTTGATAAATCAGCTTCGTTCGGTCGCGTTCAGCCTTTGAAATGCGGTCTTGCACATTGACAATATCATCAGTAAAAATCCGGTCAAAGTGTTTGCCGGTTAGAGAACCGCCCATGCCAAGCCCAACAAGCTGAGATGTGCCGCGAATATCTGTTGGCAGGTTGGTGCTTATCTCGTTTGCCGTTGCCGTTGTCAGTCTCAAATCACAGCCATAAATGCACTGGACAAAATACCGCATCTGCTGGCTTTGTAGGATTTTCTTGACCTGTGAAATGACCTCTTTTATATCGTTGTCTGTCTTCCTCATAAACAGCGTTTTGCAGTTTGGAAGCAATACCATAATCAGAGACAGGGCGATAGAAACACAAGTTGTCTTGTAGGAACCTAACCACGGTGAGCCTGCAACGTTTTATCCTCTTTTCCTCTAACCATATCAATAATCCAGCCGTTGTGCAATTCCGTCAGCCTTGTAAAGCCGACAATATGACCGAATTTATATGGGCTGTTCAAAAGGAAATCAACTGCATCTTTTCTCACCATATTTTAATCACCTCCTATTTTTTTCTGACAAAGATTCCTCAATTCTCTTTTTAGCTATGTTAAAATATCTATCATCAAGCTCAATGCCTATGAAGCGGCGGTTAGTATTCACGCAAGCAACGCCTGTTGAACCGCTACCCATAAATCCATCAAAGACAACTTCATTTTCGCCCGAAGAATTGCAGATAAATGTTGCCAGCAAAGAAACAGGCTTTTCGGTTGGGTGGTTTTGATTTCTTGTCTTATCGGCAAAAAACACATCGTCCATTCGTTTGATGGTAAAGCACTTTCTTCCTTTGTTTCCATACAAAACAAATTCGTGCTTTGGTGCGTAGCTTCCTTTCAAATCGCCGCTCCCGTGGTTGTTCTTTACCCAAACAATAACATTTTTTAACTTAAAATACTTTTCAAAAGTTTTCTTGAAAACATCAATGTTATGCCACGAACAAAAGCAATAAATCGCCGTGTTGTCTTTCATTATGCGGAAACATTCAGCAAAATATCCGTCAAGCCATTCAAGAGATTTGTCGCCCTTTAATTTTGCATATACTTCTTTTCTTCTATGGCTTTGAAAGCTCATTCCATACGGCGGGTCGGTCAGCACCAAATCCACCGTGCCATCGGGAATATTCTTCATCAATTCAAGACAATCACCATGCCATAATTCAATCGGATTCACCTTTTACCATTGCCTCCACTTCGTCAATCACGCTTTTGTCCACATCTGCAACCATGACTTTATCAACCGGCTTCTGCCCTGCTGTGTCGCGCACTAGCTCCCAAGCCTTCCAATCGCCTTTGAGTGCCGCCTGAAAAGCCTTTGCCGCCATCGCTTCTGTGCCTGTCATTGTCTTGCCGTCTTTGCCTGTCAAGTCAGCATCCATCAAAACTTGCATTGCTTCACGGAGGGACTTTTTTTCTCGCCTTGCAATGCCAGAATTAATGCCACCTTTTCTTCCGTTTTCTACCGCTTGTTTACCGCTTTTGAACTGCGTTGCTTCGGCATTGGGTGGTCTTTTATTGGGCATTTATTCACCCCCTTTTAATCGCCTATATAATTTTTCCAAATATTTCTCATAATCCCTTATAAATTATATCATGTTTTCCAGGCGCAAGCAACAAGAAGCCGCCTACCAAAAGGCAGACGGCAAAAAATTATAGATTGTAAAATGCATTGTAAAGCTCGTCAGCATTTTCGAGCGTGCGATGGGATTTATATGCCTCCGACGCTTTTTTGATTCGATCGTTCAGGGCAAGCGCGCTTCGCTTCAAAAACTCCACTTCGCTCTTATCGCTCACATAAGCGCGTGTAATCTGCCTTTTTAGCTCTACACCGGTTTTTCTGTCGATAACTCCGTTATGATACGCCTTGTAAATAATCCGCAGAGCGGTGTAAAAACAAGCGTCTGCGATGTCAAGGCCGTGCGGCATATCTTTGTCGTTCATCGCAGCACGTTCAAATGGGAATTCATTTGGCATCGTCGTCCTCCTCGGCAAGATACCTTTCCAAGCAAGCACGGCACTCGCCTATGGCTATGGCATAAGGCGCACTACCGCACTTAGCCTAATACTTATCGGGTTTCGGGCGCGTGAAGTCTACCGCATAGTCCAGTATGCGCTCGGCTGCCTCGTCAAGCAGCGCTCTCTTGCTCCTGCTCTGCGTCCCACGCAACGCCAGTATAAGCTCTTTATCGGTCATTCTCGTTACCTCCGTCCATTCTCGCGCCCTTCGGCGGTTCCGGCAGCGGCATCCAGTGCGTGACGGCGCAGTCCACGGGATTATTGTATACGTCATCCGGCGTAAACTGCCGAGCTTCCCACCAGCCTTCGGGGACAAAGTAATCATCGTTTTCTTCGCTGTACGTCCCGTAATTGTACAACTCGTACCAGTTCCATGTGCTGTCTTGTGTCAATACGGTTCCGTCCTCGTAAATCATAGGACAGACAAAACAGCAGCCGTTCCGAACACATACCGCCAGAACTTCGGTTTCGTTTGCTGGGAGCTTATCTTCGACGCTGATCCAGTTCATCGGCTCCTCGGCAGCGGGGAGCTTTTGTATAGCTTCCCTCGTTTCCAAAATACGGTCCCGTGTCTTGTACCCCGCAGTGCGGACATAAACAGCCATCACTGCGTCAATGGCCGCCTGCCGTTCGATATATTCATCCATCGTCGTCACCGTCCATTCTTACGCCATAGCTACAAAAGTCGTCATAGTTTTCTCTGTCCATGTGGAATGAGCACCATCCAAGCCGCGGCTTATTGTACGATCGGCATTGATAACAGCGCACCACCTGCGCAACGTCGGCGGCGGGAACATTGCGAAGCGCATTGATCGCGCTGTCATACGCGACGGGCAAAAATTCAATCGCTAAATCCCGCTCGATGTATTCAGCCATCCTGCATCGCCTCCACATAACACCAGCTTTGAGGCGGGCGGGTAAGCGGCTTAGTCAAACAGTTTTCGCACCATTCAGGTTCTCCGTTTTTCATGCAACCCCAACCGCCTTGCAGCCATCCTCCGTGCCTTGCAACATATTCCGGCTGTCCGGCGCGGAACCTATGCTTGCACGCTTTGATTGCTGGCTTGTCCTCTACGCGGAACTTGCTCAGCTCCTGCGGATTGTCGTAGATTTTTAAGTCAAGTATGAGCCAGCCGTAGCCCATTTTCCCATTGCCGAGATAATCAATTATTTGCTTGTCTGTCATGCCAGCGATCCGATGACTGGGGCCAGAATACTCAACACTTATTGGGATGGTCGCACAGCACATAAATTCGCCGATAACTTTGCCGCTCCAATCATCGACAGCGGCGGCGCTTGAAATCGCATCAACATAATCTTGCAAATTCATGCTTTTAACGCTGGCGCAGTAGATATAGCACTTGAACGGCGTCTCCAGTTTCGGGCGTGTCTTTCGCACCTCAATCGTCTTTTCACCGCTGGCAATCTTTTCGCACCACTTTGGGCGGATGCTCAGCATGACAGCCTTACTCATCCTTCATCGCCTCCAATGCTTTCTCCGCCTCCTCGCGGGTCAGGAATACTTTCTTGCCTATGTCCGTGCCATCATTACGCAGACGATACACGCGGGCTCCGTCCGGCTTGCGATTGCACGTTGCCATACACAGATTATCCTCATCCGTGCAAACAACTCTGATGTCCGGGGCTTCAAGCTCCATTTCTCGTGGCACATTATCACGGCCAACATACCATAGCGTGTCTCCAACCTTGCACGGCAGCACCACCAGCCGTCCCGCCTTGTCGGCCTTAATCCATTCTTTAATCTTTTCAAGGCCATTCTCGTGTACCCATATTGCAAATTCTGCGGTTTCTTGCGCAAGTTTAGGTGTCAGCCCCGTGTCCTCGTAAGCCTTGAGCTTTTCCCACACCTTGCGCTGTGTGCAGCTGCCACCGTGCGGGCACGGCAGCTCCCGGCACTGCGAGATGTCGCAGAAATTGCCGTCAAACGTCAGTCTCTCCATCACTCCACCTCCTGCATCCAGAACTTGTGGCGGCAATCGTAGCAAAAAGTCTTGGGGCACTCTGACAGAAGAGACGCTACGAGACTGCACGGCTTAATATCTATGATGCCATCAAATAATTTCGCTTCCGGCCACTGTTCCAAAAACACGTCCTGCCGTGTCTTGCGCGGATGCTCCAGAGACCACTGCTCAACCACCGCAACGGTTTTTTTAAAAAACTCAATGGCGTTATCACATCTATCGCCGTGATACTGACACTTTGTGCAATCGTTGATCGATTTACACATCCGTCTGAATTCGCTAAAAAATTCTGCAACGTCCATTGTTTTCTCCTTTCGCTTTCCGTTATCCCCATTGTTCTGCCATAGCCTTAGCAATTCCGGGGTATGTTTTGCTCCTGGCTTTTGCTGTACGTGGGTCATTCCACCGTAAGATTTTTCCGTTTTCATCCGTAGCATAATTCGCAGATGCCCCTACGCTATAACCACCCGGCAGTATTTCTCCATGATTTACAACATCCGTTGGAATGAGCGGCGGGAGATTTTTAAGCCATAGGCAAGTCGTCTTTCTTGCAGGATGCCCAAACTGATACGGCTGTACGATGCAATCTGGTTTGCGGTAATGCGTTGACATATAACCAACCGGATTCTCGACGCAAACACAAGGAATGTCCGCCTCGATAAAAGCCATAAAGAATTCAGCTGCTTCTTTTCTTGCTTTTAATCGTTCAATTGCTCTGTCTCCATATCGTTCGACGTTGAACCAGCGGTTTCCAGATACGGTAAGGTAGGTGCAGGGCGGATGTGCTATCAGCAAATCCCACTTACCAACCGCATGAACCTGCCCGTCCATCGTAGTCACGCTCCCGCCTTTAACGGCTTCGAGAGCGTCACCAAGAATGTGCCATTCCGGGTGCCCACCGGATGGCTTTTGCACATCGCAACTGTACGCTTCATGTCCGCGAGCACGAAACGCTTTACAAACTTCCTGCGATTCTTCGCAAGCAATAAGCACACGCATCCTCACACCCCCGCATCTTTCGGCTTAAAAATCACGACCATGTTCGGGAACGGCGCGCTGTTTTTGCTGCCGCCGAATTTCAGCCGCCCGCGCACGAACCGTGTCTCGACGTTCGGCCGCTCATAGATATACGTGTGGAACCATCGCGTGTCCGTCCTCGCTGGCAACAACATGACGATGGTGTTGTTATTCACGTAGTTCTCGTAGCTGGCCTTTTGCACCCACTTGCCGATCTGCCGACCGTATGGTGGGTTGCACCACACCGTGCCAGGCCAGGGCTGTTTCAGTCCATCCTGCTCTCGCGTATAGTAACAGGGGCATTTGTGGTTTTGTGCGTCCGCGGCGGCATCCAGCGTAAAGCCGAACTCCGCGTCAAGCATGTCAAAAAAGTCCTGTGGGGTCTCCCACAAATCAGTCTTGCTGGAAAACAAAACGTCTTTATTCATCCTTACATCCCCGCTTCCTGCATCGCCTGCTGCATAAACGATAGTTGCTGCCGCAGGTCGTCGATCGTGCGTTCCTGCCGCGTCATTTCGGCGGAAAACGCCAGTGCCTTGCGCCGCTCGTTGCAGAGCATGGTTTCCGCTTTCTCGCGCTGTTCATTCTCCTGCTCGGCGTAGTCGCACAGCCTGTTGACAGCGTAGCGTGCTGCCGGTGAGAAATTCAGATTACCACGATCGTGCGCCAGCAGGTCACGCACTTGTTCACAAATTCTGTTCATGCGTCTTACTCCTCTCTGCGCTCATAAAACAGCGCATTGTACTGGTCGTATCGGTCTTGGATCGTGTTTGCAACCGGGTAAAAGTTCTCCCAGAATCCGCAGGGGTCTATCTCCGAACAGCCGCCGCGGTATACACAGTTTGGCACCAACACGTCGCTCAACTCCGGCTCGGTCTCGTGCAACACCGCCTTGAAATCTTCGGCGTACTGCTGGGTTTCTGGTGATGCCTGATAGCACAGCCGCTTGCGCCAAGTGTCGATCAAATTCTGCGCATTGGCCTCACCCGTGAACGTGACCGGCGTGTTCTGCGGAAGTTTCCCGCGCGGAACGCCAGTGCGGTCGCTCCTCTGCGTGCGGATGAAGCACTCCCATTTGTGCCGTGACCAGTGTGTGGCAACCCAGCTCAGAATGTCTCTCCAGCGCCAGCGCACGCGGAGGTCACGGATCGGGCTGTGCTCCGCGATAAGGATATTGCGCTTGAATTGCTCGCTCGGCTCGTGGCCGAGACTCTCCTTGCCTACGGTAGCACGGCAGTCGTCTACTACCTCGCGCCAGCTTCCTTTGACGCCAAGCAGCTCTGTCTTCGACACTTCGTTCACCTTCCCTTCCATTACGCCACCCCCAGTGCCGTGAAGATCACGTGGAACAGCCACCCGGCCAGTGCGATGCCGCCGAGAAAGCTCGCGCAGACGATGCCGTCCTCTATGCCCCAGACGATATATTTGCGCACCTTTGCCCGTGCGCGCGGATCTCCGAATACTTTCATTGTTGTTTCTCCTTACCGGGCGGTTTAGCCGCCAATCGTTTCAAGCAGCTCTTTTGCAAGGCGCTTCATTTCAGCTTTTGCGGTTTTTTGTTCATAAATGGTCTTAAAGCACATATTGCCCTGAATGTGTGCAATCTCTTTCAGAATATCCATAGCTTCTTCATTTGCCGCGATTTCAAAAATCTGTTTCTGCGTCATTTGAATTTCCTTTCTGCCTGTTGGCTCTGTATTTCCATTTGATGATTATAATATACACTATTTTATCGCGCTTGTCAATACTTTTTTTGATAAAAAGCAAATTTTTTTGTAACTAACTTTTTCTCCCAAACAATCATAGTTACGCAAAAAACATAGTGTTTTCAATGCTTTGGCGGCTTTTTGGGGTGTAACCAAAACCAAGAAACCACGTTTGTATATTATATATTTCTAAAATAAAAAATATATCTTTTTTATTTTTATAAAAAGTTAGTTACATAGTTACAAACTACATAAAAAGTAGTAAGAAATATAGTAATATCAATGCTTTGAGGGGTGTAACTAAGTGTGTAACTAAGTGTAACTAAGTCGGCCAAAATGCCGATTTGGTTAAAGCGGCAGCTCGTCCTCGGCCTGACCGGAAACGCGCTTCCAGTACCTTTGAACGCCATATTCGCCCATTCTTTTCGCGCTCGGCTGTTTTTCCCAGTCAGGAAAAGACTGCATAATTAGACTAATGTCTTGCGATTCCTTGCGCGTTGGTTTGAGCGGATCGCTGTGAAGGGCTTCGCGCCAAAGCTGGATAATACAAACTTCGTCTTTGTAATCCAGATATTCCTTTACAAGTCCGATTCGGTAATCATCCTCGACAGCGCGGTCTTGCGCAGCTCGGATTTGCGAAATGAGCGAACGATTAGCATACGGCGCAAGATTTCCGGAAAAGTATAGATTCAACGCCTCTGCCCAGCACTGCCTGATGTACGCCTTGATTTCATCCTTATGTTCGAAAAGCTCGTATCCACTCTGATTGACTTTTACCGGGTAAAAACGTCGGTTTCCGGTTTTGTCGGTCAGAAATTGCTCTTTGTTGGTCGTCCCGATGAAGATGCATTGGCGCGGGTGATCGGTCACGCGCTTATCAAACGGCATCCGATAACGGTCATTTTGCCGCGTCAGATAGCTTTTTACTGCCTCCTGCTCCTTTACACGGGTCATGGCAAGAAGTTCCGACACTTCGCAAATCCACGCCCCCTCGACCGCTTCAATGCCGCGCTGACCGTCAAACTCGTTGACCTCGGAAAAATATTCGTCTTCCAGTGCCAGCCATCGAACGAGCGTGCTTTTGCCCTCGCCCTGTTTTGTGCCGATCAGAACCGGCATATCATCAAATTTGCATCCGGGATTATAAAGCCGGTTAATGCCACCAGCAAAAATCAGGCGGCTAACCTCTCGCGTGTATGGCGTGTCCTCGCACTTAGTCCATGTATGCAAAAAATCGTAAATGCGGCTCTGGCCGTCCCATCTGATATAGCCAACAATATCGCGCACAGGGTGATACCGATTCTCGGCCATGACAATACGCAAAGCATCATCCGATTTTTGCACGGAATGAAACCTATACTTTTTCTCGATGTATCGCCGCATTTCGGCATCGTCGGCATCCGTCCAGCGCTCCATCTTACCATCAACCAGTTTCTCCGGAGAGTATGTCAATTCGTTGAATTTCAGACCTGCAAATTTCGGGTCGTTTTCGAGCACCTGTAGGAAATTGTCAACGCTTGAAAGCGGCCTGCCACTAGCATCAAAATCCAAGTTAATTGCAGACCGCTTTTTCGCGTTCTCTCGTGTGTAGTCAGCCGAAATCTTGTCGAGCGCTTTAGTGTACGCCTTGAAAAGCTGCTCAAATTGCTTTTGGATGCCGAGCTGGTTTGCCTTAATAATCAGCGCCGTTGACAGCCTGATGCGTTCTTCCTCCGGCTCTTCAGCCAAATCATCCAGCATATCAACCCGCAGTAGGTCAAACGGGTTTGTAATTTTCTCGATTTGCTCCAGACTAAGCATTTTTTCCTATCTCCCTTTCTGCCAAGTATAGCTCGTATTCTGCCAGGTCTTTCTTTTTTAGCGCGTTCGCGTACTCATCTGTAATTGCATCCACCTCTCTTTTTGGTTTCTCGGACGTAATTACATCGTCTATTTGTTTCCACGCATCGAATTTAGCCCAAAATTCGCGTTCTAAGCGTTTTTTATTTTCTTCCCGCGTCTTTATGCTATTTTCACGTTCAGCCCTTATACGGTCAAATTTATGCTTCTGACGCATTGTCATTTTTTCGCCGATTGGATAGCCAAGCGAAAAATCCGCATTAAGTTTCTCGATCGCGTCCTTAAATCCGAGCCTAAAATAGTCACGAACGAATGATATAACGTCCCCGGACGCGCCGCAAGTGAAGCAGTGATAGCCACCAGAGCCTGGATACACGTGCATCGACGGGTGTCTTGTGTCCGCGTGAAACGGACAGTACATCTTCCTTGATCGGTTGATGGTGAAACCATAATACCGCAGCACGTCCTCTGTCGCAAGGCTGGATTTTATTTCCTCCGCTATGGTTGATAAATGACTATACATTTTTAGTTACCTCGTTCGATGATTATAAAAAAATATGGGAATACCCGCAGGCCGAAAGGTGAAAGCCTACGGGTACTCCCAAGCAGAGAAACCAACAAAAAGGAGATAAAAAAAAGAAGGGAACCACTCGTCCGCGTCGAACTCATGGACAACATTATAATACTACATCGGCCGGATTACGTCAAGTAGTTTTTTTATTTTTTTTTACATCCCCCGTTGAATTCGTGGCACGCACCGCCCTGATAGGCGCAAGATGGCACAAGTAGTCCCGTAAACTCTGGGCACACTTTCAGCACCTCACGACACATCTTTTTCACAACTTCGCGCGTTTCTGGGCTCGCCATATTGCAAAGTCGTTTGTTTGCGATGATTTGCAGCTCCTCAGCGTTGAGATACCAGATCATATCAACCGGCGCGTCCTGCGGGGCTTTCGTGCGGTCATAGTAGCTCTGCCGGTCGTTGCGCTGGCTGCGCACAAACGGTTGCGCGTGAACGTGCCTGCACAAATGCACACTTACCCAATACGGCAAATCGGTGATGCGGAAAGCAAACTGCAGCGTCCTGATCGGGCTGTGCCGCGCCTCCAAAATTTTGCTTTTCCATGCCTGCGATGGCGGCTGAACAGGGTGCTTGCCAACGGTAACAAGTGTACATTCTTTGCAAAACATCCAGTCGTCGTCTGACGGATATTTAATCAGCTCAACGTTCATCGGCAAAACCTCTCTTCGAACGAAGGCTTTACGACATACCCAGTCAGGTCGTCAAGGCTGACGTGCAGCGCGTCTGCGATTGCAATCAGCATGTTTAGCCGTGGCGATACGAGCCCGGCCTGATACTTTGACAGCGTTGCACGGCTAATTCCGGTCACGTGCTGTAGGCGGTTAAGCGAATATCCTCTTCGCTCCCGAATCTCCCGGAAATTTTCAGTGAACGTTCCCATTTTTCCCCTCCAGCTTGGAAATAATCTCACGCATTCTGGGCGCGGAAACGCCCTTCTCGACGATTTTTCCGTTATTATAGATAGTATACCCACCGTTCTCAAAAATAGCAGATACGCAAGTTTTTGCGGCTGTGGTGGTTGTTGCGGTCTGCGCCTTTTTACTTTGCATCCGCGCGGGAATGTCCATCATCTCCGGCCGCTTCTCCTCAGTCCACGCAAGGCCGCAAAGATTCCAAATAGCGGCGATCAGATGATCTTCATCGGTTTGACCATCCATATACTTAACCAGATGCCGCATTGCGCTGTCGGCGAAACTGTGGGCAGGGATGCCCTGCTCCCAGTTCCTTTCCGCATATTTTTTTGCTCCTGCTTCGTAGTGCTTCGCAAGCCGGAGAAGAACGCACATCGGCAGCAGGTCAAATCTTCCTTTACCTTCGTGAATGTCTCTGACCGCCCCCGTACTAAATGCCGTTCTATTTCCGCTATCTTTAATCACTTTTTACCTCCACTTCACCGAAAGCCTGCTCGAACGTCAGGCCGGTAACGGCAAGAATTTTTTTGATTTCGTCTATTTTAAGCGCACTTTTTCCTGCAAATTTTCCTCGCCATCTTTCAGTCGAGCCGGGGTTATAAACATATCCCATCATTTGCAGAAGCACGGTTGTGTTTACTCCGCTCCTATTCATCCAATCGCGCAACCCGACATAAATGCACGTTTTTTCGCCACAAAAGCGGTAATGTTTCGCATTTACTCCGGCGCAATATTGCGATACGCGCTGCTTGGTAACGCCGAGTTCATCTGCGATTTGCTGAAATGACATACCGTTTTCGCGCATTTTAATCGCAATTTCTCTGTTTCTCGTGTATCTATAGTTCCCTTTTCTCTTTTCTTTTTTTACCTCCTCGCATCCCGTAGGTGTGCAAGATTCAAAATTCACTTTGCAATCGCTCCTTCGCTTCCCGATATAAAATATCGTGTATTAGTTTTGGTGTTGTATCTGGCTGGCAAAAAACAATATGTGCATCATATCTTGCCATCCACGCGATCAAAGACGCGATCAGGGCTTGCGGCAGCATCTTCGACCGATATCGTCCGGCGTATGCTTTTTCCCAGCTCGCGTTTTCGATCAGCAGATACACCCGCTCTTCTGATTGTTTCAGCCGCTCGAATTCGTTCACGAACCTCTGCCGGTTTTGGCAAAAATTCGAGCATATCTCGCTCAACGACATTTTCCGTTCAATGCAGCACGGTACGCGCCATTTTTGCTCGCCCGGAAGCACAAACATGGCAGAATAGTCACCGCTATCCAGCTTCGCGCGTGTCCACGGCACACCGAAAGCCGCCCATCTTTTGACGGCCTCCGGCGTTTCGTGTTCTCTGCTATCGACGATTATGGTCATGGTCGATAGCGCTTTTTGCATTTCAGGTGGGTTCATTCAATGTCCCGTCGAGTTTATGGATCTCCAGAAACAGCGGGTAAAGCTCTGTCAACGTCTGATACTTGCGCTCGAAAGAATGCAGTTCTTTCATAGCCGTGTCGAGCAAGGCAGTTCTCTTTTCTGCACATGTAAGAATTTTTTGTGTGCTTTCATATCCGACCTGTTTGTCAACAGTGAAAAACGCCCTGATAGGTGTCGCATCCGGCTCTTTTTCAACCTCGTTACCGTTTTCGTCAATATCCTCGTTTTTAATCACAAGGGCGCGGATGATGTACCTCGCCTGCGATACCCGGTATTTTTCTGCCGCGATGTCGTTGTCCCACTCAAACTCGTGATGGAGCGGAGCGTCATCTGCGCGGCTCGCATCCACAAGAGCCTCGGCGGTCAAACCTCCTTTCTTTTCAAGTTCTTCGCACACCGCTCCCGCTGTCTGTGCGTCCGCTTTGATGTGATACTTTGCTGTTTGCTTCCATTCGTAAACCATTTTGTTTACCTCCTTTAATTTTTTTTGGGATTGCCTGCCACGACGAGCCACGCCACGCCGCGCCCAACCAGACCTTGCCTGCCTTGCCGCACCGCGCCAAGCCTTGCCTCGCCTGCCATACCGTGCCGTACCACGCCATACCTAGCCTCGCCTGACCTTACCGCGCCTTGCCTGCCACACCAATCCTTACCGCGCCGTACCTCACCGCGCCATGCCATACCTAACCTTGCCAAACCAAACCATACCTCACCACGCCTGCCATGCCAAACCCAGCCCGGCCTTGCCATACCGCGCCTCGCCTCACCAAGCCTGCCATGATCTATTGATCGTTACTCAAGCATCAACATGGAACATACCATACTGCCCATCTCTTTCTGGACGCCATTCGCCAATCCCGCAAACATATCCGCCAGCGTTAATCATGTTTACGATGTTTTCAAGGCTGACGCTTCCGTTCGTGTTGTAGCTGATGCACAAATCAGCGTACCAGTTTCTGAACTCTCCGCGATAACGGATGTCAGCCGTGCCCATGCCGACCTTGACCATATCCTCGCGCATGATTGGCGTATCACTGTGAATCTCGATCAGGCCATTCTCGTCGCTATCGATGAAGAACATACCGCGATTTTCCATCTTGTTTTTGCTCCAACCAAGACGATATGCTGCGCTGATTGCCGCCTGTTTGATAGCAGTAACCGGGAAGCCGAACCGCGCGCCATTCTCGACGGCTTTCTGGAATCCTTCTTCGGTCGTTTCTTCCGGCATCGGGGTAATCCAGTAAAGCGACCGGATGAAATCGTCAACCGGGTCTTTCGCTTCCTTCTTCTTGCCCTTCGCAAGCCCCATCTGTGCCTCAAGCATCATGCGTTTTGCTTTCTCGCTCCATGCGTGGATGATGAGCGGCGTGTCACCGACAATGCGGACGTTCACCTTCTGGATTTTAATCGGCCGAATCTCGATAACCTCTGTTTTTGCTGCCATTTTTATTATCTCCTTTTCACTTTATTTCGTCCCGCCTATTCTTTCCCGGGCGGGTGCGGGAGTATGTTATGGTGTTTTTCCTCGCTTAAAACGGCAGGTCTCCGTCATCCTCTGCCGGGAGTTCTGTGAACGTCGTGGATGCCTGCACATTCTTTTTCAGCGGACGATCTTTCATCGGCTTGTAATTGCCATCGCGGACGGCCTGAGCGTCAAGAAACATACCGCATTCGGTTGTCCAGCCTGTATTACCGTCCCATTCCCACTCGCGGTTACGGAACAGCACGCCCACGGTCTTGCCTTTCAGACCAGCCTCGTTCCAGTCCCAGTGGTAGCCGGGGTTGCTCTGCTCGATTGCCCACATCGCATTACCGAACTGCTTTTTCTGGCTGACAACCCACTGATTGCTTTCATCAGGGACAGTCAGGCGATAATTGCCCTTCCACTTTTTGTCCTCGTTCTGGTTGCTCTTCCACTCTTCCGCGAAATGGTTTTTGTAATCGCCCTCGGCGATGTCGAACGAAATCACAAGCTGTTCGCCCCACGAGTAAGACTTTACCTCAGCGCCCATGATTTTAGCGACATAGCCGCCAGCGGGAAGCGGCTCACTCATGCGCATGGCCTCTGCCTTGTAACCGTCAAATGCTTTCATTTTTGCTTACCTCCGTATTATCAATTATTTTAAGCGGACATTTTCCGCCTACATACTTTTGCGGATATGCTGTCAGCTCTTTGTTAAGCTGGCACATCCTCTCATTGCTGGACAAATACGGGCACTGATGACAGCTAATATCTGCCGTGCCGCGCTTGTCAACCGGAAAAAACACGTCCACTGTGGCAGTCGCGTGGACATAAGACGTGATGCCGGATTCGAAATCAGGCATCCTCGCTGCCTCCCATCTGCCAATAATTTCTTATTTGTTCGTCCACATACCGAAGGTCATTATCAATAAGAGGCTTGTCGAAAAGCCCCATCGGGGTCTTAACTGTGTCCTGCCCGTTGTTTTGGGTGCTGAAAAGGTATCGCCCGTCCTGCACCACGGTTTTTAGCACGATCGTAAACTTGCCTTCCAGCGTGACATAATTGTCAAGCATCTTGCCGATGGTCTTAAAATGCTCCGAGCCATCGTCTTTCTGATCGCTGTGACCGATGAAATAAACGATCTTATCATCCGGGAGCTGACCGCACGCGTCAATCAGGTTGTTGAAGTCGCACGCAAAATCGGTGTACTTCTGGTAGCCAGTGACTTTCGCGTTACGCATGAACGCGTTAACCATCAGATAAGTCGCATCATCAATCACGATTGACTTCTGCGGTGCGGCCTTAATCGCTCGCGTGATAGCGGCGTAATTGTCGCTTTTGAACGTTTTCAAGTCGTTCCTGAACGGAAGCGGCTTACCGGACACATTGACGATTGCCACGTCATCTCGCCCGAAATTTCTTAGGCTTGTGGACTTTCCTGTCCCGCTCTGGCCGTAAACCATGCAAAGTACTGCCATACAATCACCCTTTCTTTTTCTCGGCGCACCATTCGCCGAATCTCTCTTTTTCGCAGATGTCGTCGATGTTGAAAATAAAATCTTCCAGAAGTTTCATCTGGTAATACGCACCGCTATCGCCTTGTTCATACCGGAGCACGAAATCATAGTATTCTTTCAGCATAACCAGCTCCAACGGCGTTCCAATTCTCTCCGGCACGGACGATTTCCAGCACTGATCGAACATATATCTCGCAAATAGACCTTCGTCAAGCATATACGCAAGCGCGGTTTGCGGTGTAAGCATATCCGCCAGGCAGTCGAAGCAGTAACCGCCGAAAAGCTCGTCATCAAGAAACGCGCTTCCGCATCTGCTACAATGCATCGCCTCGCCGTATGCCTCCTTGCAAACCGGGCATCCGTCGTGCCATCCGTCATCCTCTTTCCATCTTGCCTGCTCACCATCGTCGAAAACGTGGCCGCAGTTAAGGCACTTGTACATTCTTTTTACCTCCTTTTTTTGAAAGTGAAATGAACTCTTCTGCTGTCATTTCCGTTTCAAGCAACCCAAGATACAGGTCGATGCCTCCGGCCCTGATTTCTTTGATGCACCTTTCTTCTTCCCTTCCGCCGCTTTGAATGTCAAAAGCTGCTGCGCGAAGCACATATAGCGCAAGGTCTTTGACGCCGGATGCGTTGTCTTTCGCTTTTCTTGGCAAAATATCATCTCCTTTTCATGATTATAGTATAAACTATTTTTGTTAAATTGTCAATACATTTCTCGAAAAAATATACAAAATTCAGACGAAATTCAGACCTTTGCTTGCTTTCATTTTCCACCCACATGATATACCATGGGAGTAGAAACGAGGTGCTATCATGGCATATTACAATCCGTATATGAATCCGATGCAATATAACAATCCGTATATTGATAGGCTCAACGCGATGTCGGCGCAGGGGCAGACGAACACCCAGCCGAGCCAGATCATCCGCGTGAACGGCCTTCCAGGCGCGCAAGCCTATCAGATGGGCGCGAACGCTTCTGTCGCGCTGTTTGACGCGAACGAAGATTATTTTTACATCAAAAGCACTGACGGAGCGGGGTTCGCATCAATCAGACGTTTCAAATTTTCTCCATGCGATGATATGCAGTCGGCCGCTCCTGCCGAAGATTACGTGACGCGCAAAGAATTCGACGAATTGAAAGGAATGGTGCTAAATGGCAAGCAGCATCTTCGGGGAGAACCCGATGCAGCAGATGCAGGCGGGAAGTAACCCCATGCAGATGATCGCGCAATTCCGGCAGTTTGCGAAGTCCATGACGCCGCAAAAAGCCCAGCAGCAGATCGAGAAAATGCTCACATCCGGCCAAATGTCGCAAACGCAGTTTGAAAGCCTGAAACAGCAGGCACAGTCTTTTATGCAACTTCTCAAATAAAAAAGGGCGGCCGTCTCGCCGCCCTGATATAAAATTTATTTTAGATGTTCTCTCCGTTGGAGATGCGCATCATCACATCTTCGGTGATGTTCGTATCTTTTTTCGAATTGTAAAAAATCGAACTCATCGAACCATCGCTGAAAAATGCTGCCTTTTCGTATCTCTTAATAAGTGCTTTCGCGCTGTCGCTCGTGCTCTTAAAGATGATGTCTCCGTCTTCACTGGTAACAGTCATGTAATACTTTTTCATTTTTAATATCTCCTTTGTTTAATGTTTTTTGTTGTTTCCCTCTCTGTGATTATATAATAGCACATATATGTGTAAATGTCAACACTTTTTGATAAAAAGGTAAAGTTTTTTTGAAAAATAATCAGGGGTGCACACCGGTTATTAAATAAATTGAAAGGAATGATTATTCTGGATAATTACAGTCTTTCTGACCTCCGCGCTGCCGTTGATGGTGGCGGCGAAGGGTGGAACAACGGAGGCGCTTGGTGGATCATCATCCTGTTCCTGTTCGTCTTTATGGGCGGCGGCTTCTGGGGCAACCGTCAGGGCGAATTCGGGCAGTATGCAACTGCCGCCAGCCAGCAGGAGATCCTGTTCGGCCAGCAGTTCGGCCAGCTCAACGATCGCCTGAACAACGTCGGCAACGGCATCTGCGACAGCACGTTCGCGCTTAACAACGCCATCACATCGGAAGGCCGCAATCTGTCCGCACAGCTCGCGCAGTGCTGCTGCGACAACCGTCTTGCCACGGCGAACCTGTCCGCTCAGATGAACCAGAACGCCTGCGACATCACCACGGCGATCCATGCCGAGGGTGAAGCTACCCGCGCGCTGATTCAGACTAACGAAATCCAGGCTCTTCGTGACAAGGTTTCCAGCCTTGAGATGGACTCTCGCTTCTGCGGCGTTGTCCGCTACCCGATGAGCTATTCTTATAGCGCTGGTAATTCTCCGTTCTGCGGTTGCGGCTGCGGCTGCGGGAATAACATCTAAACCACGTTGCCGGTATCGGCAACATGGTGACGCCCTTTTAGGCGAGGTTATTGGGGCGGCAATAGCTGCCCCATTTTTCGTATTATGAAAGGATTGATTATATGAGTAAATCTGCTATCTACACAACCAACACCAGCGCACCGGCAGTTGCTGTCGGCGGCATCATCCCGGTTGGTAACACCGCCAGGCGTTATGGATGCAACATCAAGCAGGATGGTAATGCCATCACGCTTTGCGGCAGCGGATACTATCTCGTAAACGTCTCCGCGACGGTCACACCGGCAGCGGCCGGAACTGTGTCTGTCACCGCGCAGAAAGACGGCGTTGCAATCATCGGCGCAACCGGCTCGGAAACTGTTGCCGCTGCCGCGACAGCCGTCAACATTGGCCTGACTGCCATCGTTCGCAACGCTTGCGGATGCGAAAGCAGCATCCTGTCGTTCGTCCTCGGCGGTGCGGCATCGGTTATCGATAACCTCGCGGTCACGGTCGTGAAACTGTGAGGCGCGTCATGAAAATTATCGAAAAACTGTCAGCAATGGTAGACGAGGAAATTGATGACGCAGGTAAGTACGCAAAGTGCGCCATCAAGTACAAGGGCGAACGTCCCGAACTCGCCAAGACATTTTACGACCTTTCAACCGACGAGTTGCGCCACATGGCGCTGCTACACGCGGAAGTCGTTGGTATCATCAAGGAGTATCGTGCAAAGCACGGAGAGCCGCCAGCAGAGATGCAGGCCGTATACGACTATTTGCACGACAAGCAGTTAGACAAGGCGCAGGAAGTCAAAAACGCGCAGGCTATGTACCGCGAGATGTAAAGAGGGCGCGTATGATCGATTATTCCGAAATTGAGAAGACGCTGCTCGAATCGGAAGCTAATTACGATACGTCTTTTGCAGCACTAAACAAAATTGCTCCGCTGTATTGCGCGATGCTTTATAAGATGCTTTCTTCAAAAACGGCAGTTTCCCAGCCAGAACCGCTTGACGTGTCAGGTGATAGCGATTTCCTGTCTGCGGTTTCCGGCAAGAACAGCGTTGAGATTTTCGCAATCATGGATGAGCTGATGGAGACAATCAAAATCATCAATAGCAAGCTATATTTGGCCGTCATGAAAAAGCTGAATGCAATCGAATAAAAAAATAGCCGCCTATAATGGGCGGCTATATTATTTTATGTGCTTGTATAATCTTTCCTGCGCCTTATACACGATGGTTTTCGTGTGTTGCGTGCTCAAGTCAAATTCTGACGCAAGCTGTTCAAATGTACGGCCGTCAAGCAATCTGCGCTTCAAAATCTCGCGGTCGCGCTCGTTGAAAATAAAGCTATCAATCAAATGCTCCCATCGCTGTCGGCTAAAATCGAATTCCTCCGTTGGCTTAATCAAGGTAAATTACCTCCATATTCACCATCTTTGCAAATTCAATTTCGCGGCGCACGCCCTCGCTCACCTTGGACGCGACGATTAGAGCATCACACACCGATAGCAAATCAAGGCACAATTCCATTTCCGGCTCATGCCCGATCTCGTCGTATCCCATGTGTGAGAAGACCAACAGCGGGCAAACGTAGCAGTTATTTTGGTCTTCCATCTGCAAGTCATGTGTGATTTTTGCAGCCTTGCGAACATTTTCCGGGTCTCCCTGATAGCAGTGCGAAACATAGTACACCATGTAATCACCTCACATTGTGATAACGATATCTTTGCGCTTCCCGCAAAGCGTCATGGTCTGCAAGGCGTGGGATGATGGGATAAGCATTTTCTGCGCCGCATAGCCGCCGAAGTCAAGCCAAGCGGTCGAAGAAATTACCTTAAACGGCTTGAAGCTAATTTTATTGTTAAACTTGTCAACGACGATTTTTGCGGGCTGTGAAATCATCGGTTTGTGAGTGTGACCGACAATCAGCGCGTCAACGCCATCAAGAACATACCCAAAGCGTTCGTTTCGGTTGATTGTTCCGCCAGACAGGATGCCGCCACCAGCGCCGTGAGTGACGCAGATGCAGTAGGTCGGGTTTTTCTTACCGTCGCCGTTCAGCTTGCCGATCTGGATTTTGACGAAAGCCATGTTTTCACGGTAAAGGTGCTCCAAATCCAGCTTGCACATGATATCATACATCGGATCGCCATCAATATCTTTTCCGCTTCGGCGTTCGTGGTTGCCGCTAACCGCGCACAAAATTCTATCAGAAATTGGTTTGAGCATTTCCGCCATAACTCGCTTTTGCTCTCGCGGCCTCATGGTTTCATCAAAAACGTTTCCGACAGAAGTTTTTACGGTGTTGTTAATCAAGTCGCCGCCGAGCGTGATATATACGTTCGGCGTTTTTTCCACCATAGCGCAAAAATCACGCCATTCTTTTGCCATGTGTTCAGCCGCTCCAAGATGCACATCGCTGATTGGGACAATGGTCAAATCTTCATTTTTGGGGAATTTATGCTGAATGATTTCAAAATCGGAAAGCATCATTTGCCCCCTTTCTTTCTCTTTGGGGCTTTTACGCGGCCAGTTCCGTGGCAGATATTACATTTGATATAGCCGGAGTTGCCGCCTACTTTTCGACGCCTGTATGTCGTTTTAACGGTCTGTCTCGCCATACAAATCACCACCGGCAAAAATATTTTCGCCATTATCTGCATCTTGCGTTACAGTTTGATGTACTGTATCGTACTTCGATTCATACACAATCCACATCGCGTTCGTTGCCACCAACAGCGCGATCGTCACGATAAGCGCAATCCAAAGCCGTTTGATAACGCGCTCCAGCCGAGACATCACCCCTTCGTGCACGACATACGGCACATTAGGCGGACTCTTTTTTGCTTTGCAGGTGTTGCAATCCGGCATTTTATCAGCCTCCCAAAAATACTTTAATCAGCAGCGCGATAATACCGGCGCAGATGCCGGTTGTAAGCCAGTTATTTACCTTCATTCTCTCTTCCAGCACAGCAAACCTGGTCGAATCTTTTGCCAGCTTACCGCCGATGCCGTTGGTCACGTCGTTGCATTCCTCGCGGGTAACAAAAATCTTTTCTAAACGCTCGATATCATTCTGGTCAATCATGGTAAAAATTCCTCTCTATTCAAAATATATCAAAAAAGGGCGTGAAAATCAACAAAAATCTTCACGCCCTATATTATTTATTAGTATTTTTTAGGCTCGTCATAGCTCATAGCCCGCACGCTGTCGCTGACACCAGCCGTAGTCGGGTCTACCACAATTCCGAGCAGGCACAAAATGTTGATGACCATGCTGATGATCGTCGTAACCTGATCCTGCGACACACGCGGCACGACGCCGCACACGCCGAGCACCTGATACACCAGTGCCACCAGCGCCATGACGAGCGCGGTCAGCGTAGCCTTGTTCTGCAGCCTAAGTTTCCAGTTAATTTTCATGTGCATCCCTCCATCACTTGTTTTCATCCATCATCCGCTGGCACACGATCATCGTGCGCAGCATATCCATTGATACGTCCAGCTTGCCGTGCTCATTGCCTTTAAGAGCGCCACGGTCGATCAGCCGCTGCGTCTCCTCGCGCGCCCAGCCGGGAACGTCATCGATCGTGGCATATCTGGGACTGCGCGCATCCGCGTACCGCTTGCCGATCACCATGCCGCGCACCATGTCACGTGACAGGTCAATATATCCGTTATCGTCGCCTTTAAGAGCGCCCGCGTCCATCAGCGCGCGCACCACGTCCCGCGCCCAATCTGGAACGTCCTCGATTTTGCTATATCGTACCATATCATCATCCTCCTCTTCGTTCGGGTGTTCCGGCGTCAGCATGGCCAGAAATGCCGTCCACTGCGCCGGGTTATCCACCCAAGGCATGGGGCAGTGCTTTCCCGTCACGTCGTAGTGCCGCAACACGTGGTCGGTGTCGATGCCATAGCGCTGCATAATGTCTTTTGCCAAGGCCGCGGCGTTTGTCACGGTCTCCGGCTTGATGTAGTAACTGCCGTCGGCGCGCTTGCGGCTGCACATCTCGATGCCGATGCTGTTGGCATTGCGACACTCTGGATGCCAGTACGCCCGCGCGCCGCAGTGCCACGCCGTGTCGCCCTCGCGCACGGACTGCATCGCGCCATACTCGTCCACAAAATAGTGTGCGCTTGCCTGCAGGCCGCCCACGCGGTGATAGTAGTCGCAGTTGTTTTTTGCCGTGTCTCCGTCGTTTGCCGTGTAGTGCATCACAATGTACTGCACCGGCCGCGTGCGCCCGGAACGGTAATTGTCTGAGTTACAAGCAATGAATTCCATCAGATCTTCGCCTCCATTTATTTGTACTTGCCAATGACATAGTAGCTGATCTGCGGCTTATTAACCGTCGCGTCGGATGCTCTCACGCACTGATATGCCGGGGCGTGCGTCAGCCGCGTACCTGTATCGTTTTCCGTGTTTGTGGCAAGCCAGATGTTGCCACTTCCAACCGTTGGCGTCGCCGACACGGCAGGGTTTTCGATAAACGGAAACGGATATTGGCGTGCTGCTTTATTTTCCTCGAGACCCATCCACGATGCTGTATACAGTGCGCCCCATGTTTGCGATGTCATTTCCAGTTTGTCCGTATCGAACGTAGCCCACATCTCTGCGATGCCGGATGCCCACTTACGCCAAACCCATTTTCCGGTTGTGCCCTGCTCGATAACATAATCAACGCCAACGCCGCCGGAATCGCCGCCGAAAGAGCCGCCAGACCCGCCACCAGATGAGATAATGCTCGTAATGCTGCCTTTTTTTGCTCCGAGAGTAATTCTCGAGTTTGAAACCCGCACCAAGTCGGTCGAAATGCTATTTACCACCATCTCCGCGTCAATCCCATGCGGTGGAGAAAGCACGCGGACAGAGTCGCCAACCTCAAACGACGAGATTGTTTTGTCGAGGTTGTGCAGGTCAATCGCGGTCAAGGTGATGGTGTTGTTCATCGCGGCGTACCTCGTAAGATACGCCTGCCCATACGATTTTACAACAGACGGGTCGTCGCTGTCAACCTGCATCGTCTTGTCTATGCGCCCATAACGCAACTCGACTGCTTCATTTTGCAGATACGCCTTCCCATCGTTCACACTTGCGATCGTAAGCCCATCTTTTCCAAGCGGCCAAACTCGCGTGACAAGTGTGCCGACTTCGAGCTGCCCCTCGATGTTAACCAGGTTCGAGCCAAACGCGATTTTCTGGCTGTTTTCTTTTCCGATTGTTCTTGTGTAGTTAATATACACATCGCCGCCGATGTAGGATGCCCAGATATAGCCTCCCTTGTCCGACCTCAGCTCTTTCAGCAGTTCAAAAATGTTTTTACATTCTGCGCCGTGTGAAACCGAAAATGTTTGGCTTTCAAACCCGGTAACTTGCCCGACTTTGATTTCTTTGTCAGCAGTAACGCCATCGTTGTAATTTTTGACAATCGCAGTGACATAGCTTTCAATCCCGCGCGAAGAAACGGTGAATGGCTCTTTGATGACATCGGCCATCAACGCGATCATGCCATCGCAGCTTACGACGGTATCACCGCGAAAATTTTTGCTTACGCTTGACGCAGTGCCACGGAAGATTTCCACGCCATCGGATTCCAACTTAATTACAGATGTGTGCGGTTCTACCCGCGATGCCATGTCGTTTGACGGCGGCAAAGTGAATTCAAGCGAGCTGACCGCGTTAATTTCTTCTGTCAGAGAGCCGGAAATGATTTCTCGACCGCTTATCTGCGTGGTGGAAAAAAGCAGGTCTCCGTCTACATAGCATACAAACATTCACAGCCTCTCCTTCATGTACTCAATTTCCAGCGTTCCACTTTTCCCGTCAGCCGTTGCTATGATGTCAGCCCCACCGCGTGGTATGACAAAATACGGGTTCATCGACGTGTTCGCTTTCAGTACCGTCGAAGTGTAACTGCGGTTTTCATCGAAAACATTTATATTGATGTTATACGCGCGCGGAAGATACGTCGGGGAAACAACGCGGTCGCTACCATCGATGTGCGTTGATGTCCATTGTGCCAAGGACAGGCTAACAAACAAAAATCTTGCACTGCTGGACCAAGTAGTGAACACAAGAACCACGGCCGTTGACGGTGAAGTAAATGTTGTTGGCTGCTTGATTTCGCTTTCACCAATTATGTCCCCTGTTTTGCTACCAGCGCGAATTGTTATATATGAGTTTCCGTAAATTCCTTTAACGTCGAGGTTATACTTAGACCCAACGGTCAACCCTGTGACAGTAAGATACACATAACCCTTTGTGGCAGACTTTGAAATGGACATCGAAATGTCGTGACTGCCACTCGAATTTTTCGTATAGCTATAATTGACAATACCACCGATCGCATATGTGTCGATGTTCGCATCTCCTTGCGAAGCCGGCATAAGGTCGCCCGTATTATACACAGGGATTTCCACCGTTGTTGCGCCAGACACAGGCTGCCTAAATGGATTCGCGTCGATCGTCAGCGTTATGGTGCGAAAGTCCTGCTGATAATCGTCCTCAATGTCCGTCAGTCTGCCGTAGTAATAATACCCGCTGGTCGTCTCAAACCGGCAGTCTACAATTTGCCCGAGATACTTTCTGCGCAGCGCGTCAAAATCATAGGTCGAGCCAGCGATCTTACGCAAGGTGACCTCAATGCTGCGGTTACCATAATGGATGCCCTGCACGCTAGAAAAGTCGAGCACGCCGTCATATGTGTTGATGTCTACCGTGTCCGTTTTTACCGCCGGGTTGTTGATAGTCGCGGACACGACTGCCACTTGCTTGCCGGTATCGGGCACAATCTCGTCCCATATGCTAGAGCCGTGCAAGCGCATCATAAACGTCAAAAGTTTTCCCATCAGGCCATCGCCCTCCTTTCGTTGCCGACATAAATGCTGCCAAGCCCCTGATTCATGCGATCAGAGATGCCGCCGACGAGCGTGTTGCCATCAAGATAGATGCCAATCTTGCTAATCTCGTCATGGATAGCCGCACGAATGTTGTTTTGAGTGCTTCCAGAAGCAGACGCGCTCGCGCTGATCGTGCCAACGTCAAAGCCGCTTTTAATGCTGTCAACTGCGCTGCTGACAGCAGACATCATTCCGGGCATACCAGCATCAATGCCGTTCGCGCCGCCGTCCATGACGTACTGGAATACCTTCTTTGACCACTTCGACGGTGAATGCTCATCGAAGCCGTCTTTGCCGGTGAACCAGCCTTTAATCTTATCGACAACGCCTTGAACCTTTCCCTTGAGCCACTCGACCTTATCTTTTATGCCGTACCAGATGCCCGTCAGCAAATCCGATCCGATGTTCTTCCAGTTAAATTCCTTGAAAGCATTCACAATCGCCAGAAAGATTCTGGGCAACTGCGTAATCATGTTCGGGATCGCCTCGATCATGCCCATAGCAATGGAAAGCGTGATTTGGATAGCCGCGAGTATGATTTCGTCAAGGTTTGTCAAGATGCCGTTAACAATCGCCATGGTGATGGTCGGGATAGCCGCCACGAGGCTGGGGATGGTATCAAGAATCCCGTTTACAAGTGACATCAGAATCTCAATGCCAGCATTGATGATCTGCGGGAGCATCACGATCAAACCAGCTACAAGATTCCCGATGATAACAGGAGCAGACTGGGCAATAATCGGCAGTGCTTCCATTATCCCATCCACAAGCGACATAATGATTTCAAGCGCCGCGCCCATAATGGAGGAAAGTGTAGACGGATTTGTGAGTTCTTCCACAAGCGTATAGGAGAGGGCCGTGACAGCCGGAATTAGCTTCACCGCGAATTTCGAAATGCTATCGGCGAGGTCAGTTACAATCGTAGCGCCAGAGTTGACAATGTCACCGGCCCTGGATGTGATATTATCAACAAAATTGATAATAATTTCCGACGCCGCATCAACCAGCGCAGGAAGATTTTGAATAATGCCATTTGCGAGAGAGCCAACCACAGAGCCGCCGACGCTGATAATTTTCGGAAGATACTCGGTCACAACGCCGAGCGCATCAGTCATTACAGAATCGAACTCGGTCAGAAGGCCCTGCATCCCACCAGAATCAAACGCTTTTTGCAGACGAGAAATGTAATCTGTCAGTATTTTTACACCGTCTTTTGCTTTTACAGAAAATGTCTCGTAAAGCGAAATACCGAAGCCCTCAACGGCCGATTTCATGATTGTAATCGCGCCCTTAAGGTTGTCTTCCATCGTGTCGGCCATTTTCTGAGCAGTGCCGTCAGCGTTTGCGATTGATTCTGTCAGTTTTTCAAAATCTGCATCAGAGGAGTTGACGATTGCGAGCAATCCAGACATTGCCTCTGTTCCAGCGATTCCAGACGCAACGGACGCTTTAGTCGCTTCGTCTAGGCCGCTCATGCTGTCCCGCAAGATTCCGATTGTCTCTGACAGCGGCTTCATGCTGCCGTCAGCGTTTGTCAGCGCTTCGGACGCTGAAAGGCCAAGCTGTGAGAACGCTTCCTCAACGTCTTTCGTCGGGCTGGCGAGGCGGGAAAGTATGGAGCGCAAAGAGCGTCCGGCCATTTCAGCCTTGATGCCGCTGTTTGCCATTGTCCCAAGTGCAACAGCAACGTCTTCGATACTGTAACCCATCGCTCCGGCAACTGGCGCAACGTACTTGAACGAGCCGCCGAGCATTGAAACGTTGGTATTTGCACTATTAGATGCCGCCGCAAGAACGTCAGCAAAATGCGAAGAATCGGACGCTTGCAGGCCGAAAGCAGTAATAGCATCCGTAACGATATCGGAAACTTCTGCCAAATCCTCCCCAGATGCCGCCGCAAGATTCATAACACCAGAAATGCCGTCAAGCATATCCGATGTTTCCCAGCCAGCCATTGCCATGTATTTGAAGGCTTCGGCGGACTCAGACGCGCTAAATTTCGTGGACGCGCCCATTTCTTTAGCTTTTTGCGTCAGCGCATCAAGCTCTGAACCTGTTGCGCCGGAAATAGCACTGACCTCCGACATAGCCGATTCGAAATCCGCGCCCACTTTTGTGACGTAGCCGCCGACGGCGGACACGGCGGTTGATGCCCAGCCAATAGCCTTTACCGCAAATTTGCCGAATCCTTTAGCCGCATTTGCCAGCTTCGAATCGAGGCTTGTTGCTTCATCCCCGACTTTCTTAATACCCTCTTGTGCGCCGGAAATGTCAGCCCCGATTTTGATAAAAAGGTTAAAAAGATTCAATCTTTCACCACCAGACCACAACGTTTGATAACATCAGCCGCGATTTCCTCTGCTGGTCGATTGTCCACCGGCTTCGGATTCACAATGTCATCAAACTTTACTTTAATAAATTCCCCGCCGTTAAAGTTTGCGGTGTTTTTGGTAATCATCCGCAGACACTCGGCGGTGTATAAACGATAGGCTGATTGTTCAAGCCTATTTTTAAGCAATTTCGGCAAAAGAACAACCAGCCCATGTACACTGCATTTAGGCGCGCCCGACAGACAAATCAGGCATTCGTCTCCACCGGCGCGCAGGATTTGAAAAAATCGATCATGTCCTTGTCTGATACAAGCTCCTTTACCTGCTGCATCGTGACCATGATGTTCTGGCGCGCAATGTCGTCGGCAGCGCAACCATTCATAGCCGCGAGGATGCCAAACACATCGCCGCGGTGCTTTTTCAGGATGATCGGCAGGAGCGTGCTAATCTTCTGCACGCCGAAAGTGTAAAGTTCAAGCCGCGACAGTTCGCCAGAGCTATCAATCTTGCTTTTAAGCTCTGCCGCGAGTTCCTCATCGGTCAGGATGTTAAGCGCATAAGCGCCAGCCTCACAGAGCACGTCTGCCGCGCGAGAAGTATCAAGTTCGGAAAGTTTCATAATAATTTGCCTCCTAAATTATTATATCAGACAGTTTCGGCAGTGCCAGCCTTGACGTAAATTTCAAACGGGACGGTTTCCTGCGCGTTCATGGAGTAATGCGCGGTATACTCAAACGCCATCTGACCTTTAGCCTTGTCGGCAGTCTGAAGCTGGAAGCCGCCAGTAGAAAGCGCGTTCATCAGCTTAATCGCCACATATCCACCGTTCGTCTCGCCATTTTTGTCGGAGTAATCGCCGACAATCCAAATGTCGTCAAAGTCCGCCTGAGCGAGGTCGTTGCGCGGCGTGACCTTCGTCGTGTCGGTCGTGCCAATATCAGCCGCGCCAAGCAGAGACTTTGCAACGGCGGTGTCAAGCGTGACATAAGTGCCGGAGCATTTTGCTTCCCAACTGTCAAGTTTTTTGAGTTCCTTCATGTTCTTCGGGCAGTTGTCGATGTCCTCACCGAAATCGGTATAAGTCGGCGTTGCGGTGAAATTGATGCCGCCAGTGGTCGCGCCAATCTGGCCGCTTTCGCCAACCGTGCCGGTCGCCGGTGTGAAATCGCTGCAAATGATAGCTGCATTGATTTGCAGCTTCTGGAAAGTGTCAGAAGGAATTTTTGTGAATTTCAAATTGCTTTCATTCCTTTCATTTCGTTAAATCGTTGTGACGTATTCGGCCGTGAGATTGAAATACTTTCGCCGAATGTCCCTGTCATCATCCGGCATATTTTGGGCGAACGGGCTACCACGTTTCAGCCAAATCGCGCCATCATCACATTCAATCCACACGCCGCTTTCATGGATTTTGGTCGCAATTTCTCGTGCTTTTGCGTTGCATTTTTCCCAGCTTGTGTCTCTATACCAGATAGACACAGTTAACGCACATTCGCCGTCACGAAAGCCGCCAGTTACCATGTTATAAGTCAAATAAGGCAATTCCGCGTCGTCCGGCACAGTGTTTTCTTCATAAGGCGGAAGAAATTGCTTATAAAAATTGTAAAGTGCTGCTTCTTTCGTCATTTCCGCATCACCTTATCAAGTAGGCGTAAATTCCTCGGCAGCCACCTGCGCGACCTGAAAACTCGATCGCGCGGGTGTCTGCACGTCGTCGCTGTCAGAGGTGATACGAAAGATTTTCCCATCTTCCAGCCGCTTGAAAACAGTGTGATAGGTCAACTTGACAGGCTTGTGAACCGTGACTGTGTAATTTGAGGTCACGCCCGCTTTCTGCGCGGTGAGTGCCTCCATGCTATTATCGCATACAATCGCGGCCTTGAATGTTGCGCCCTCTTTCCAGATAACGTCATACCCGCCCTCTGGATTATCCTGCGTCGTTTTGTCGAGAAACACGCAGTCTCTCATGCTTTCTTCCAACAGCGACATTAGATTTTCCTCCATCTGTTCAGCTTCGACGCGAACACGGCCTGCCACGAAAGAGGCGCGCCAGTCTCTGCGTCGGTTGCTTTTTCGTAAGAATACCCGCCGAAAGATTCAGATGTATAAGGCGCGGCGCTGCCGCCCTCCATCTTCTGGCTGTACTCGTCTATTTCCCCGGCCAAGGCCAAAAACGCCGGAGGCAAGCGCATAGCCCAGACTTCCCCATCAAACACCTCGTCCGTCAAATCCGGAGCGGGGTATTGATGCACGCCGTCGTTAAAGACGCTCCCCACAACGCGGAAGTATTGGCCCTCCGCGAGATAGTCAAGCGGCGCGAGAACGCCGTCTTTGACTGAAAAAGTCCCTTTATGCTTTGCGGAATCATCAGTGAAATAGTTCCGGCAGATAGCACACATATCATCTAACAGCATTTCTCGCACCGCCCATTTTCAGTTATTTATCAAGCGCCGGTCTTCGGCTTGAGCACGATGCCATTCAGAGCCGCCGCCTTGAGGGTGTTCTTAAGAACGACGCCAGCGACGAGCTCGACCTCGCCCTTCTTGACAGCACCAGGCTGAGACATATCCGGCATATAAGTGGAA